CTAGCCAATGCGACTTGACCAGGGTTTAGATCCACTTGCTTTTTCCGTCCATTTACCAGTGAACGAGTACCGTTCCCCGAAGGAGTGACAGATTGGACGTTTTTCTTGCCACTTGCAAACTTATTAGGCATTTCAGAACGCATGCGCCGATCAATTTCTGAATAATATTCATCGGTTGTAGGGGCATACCCCTCTTCCGCAACTAACGTTTCGTGAATTGCTCTTGCGGCACCTGTCATAACCTTATCTTGACCAAACCACTTATTTTTTTCTAACCATGACTCTAGCTTTGGGTCACGCTGTGGTTGAGGGGCTTGTTGACGGGGCTGCTGTTGCACCTGTTCTTGTTGAGCAGCATACTCTTGAGCTTGCTGCTGAGAACGTTGTTTCTGTAAACGAAGACGCTCTTTTTCAATAGCAATTTGTGATATTGCTGATTGAGCATCCGCTAATTTTTCATAATCGCCTGCTTCATGTGCTTCTGCTAATGCACGTTTTGCTTGGGCTTCTTGCGTTGTAACTCTTCCTTCATACTCAGACATATATCCCTTGTCTAAAGTTGAAAGACGCTTTTTATACTCATCATTTTGAGCTTTAATCTGTTGCGCATATTCTACTGCGGCGGCTGCTTCTTCTTCAGCTTTTTTTCTTAACGCAGTTAAATGTTTAATTCTACGCTGTGGATCTTTTTTCTTTTTATTTGGAGATTCATAATCTCTAAGCTCTTGCTCATCATCAGAATCTTCATTAGAAGAAGCTTGCTGTTCCTCTTCAGAAGACTCTTCAATAACTTCTGAGTCGTCCTCTATTTCTACGGATGTTACTTCTTCAATTTCTTTTTCTTGGGCTTCTGCCTGCATAACAAAAACTCTCCTCTGTTATCTTATACATATGAAATGTCTTTGGGGTCAAGTATCGTAGCTATAATATTATCGTCATTTATAATACGAACCTCAAGTCCTTCCACTTTAAACCTATTTCCCGCATATCTTCCTATAAGAACCCAATCTTTTTCAGAACACCACGAACCAGTTGGGAATTTCTGGGAGTCTTGGTATGCATCTGGGCCTAGTTTTACGACATAAGCTGCTACTGTTGCAAAGGCTTCTCTGTCTCTAACTGCATCAGGAACATAAACACCACCTTTGGTTTTTTCACTTGGGTAATACGGAATGATTAACATTCTGTATCCAGTTGGTTGTGGAAGACGCTCTAAAGCTGAAGCTTCCATTTGAGAAGGATCATTCTCATTCTTGCTTTCTTCTTTATCTTTTCCAAAAGCAGTCTTTATAGGCGTAGGAATGTTTTCCATATCCTTTGGTTTTCTTGCCATACTTTCAGGCACATACAGTTTTTTACTCATCTGATAGCTCAATATTTCTCATTGCTGTTCTGATTTCTTCTTCCATAAACGTCAAACCTTTGATCTGCCCAACTGCATACTTATAGTCATCAAACGAACCAATGTTACCTGTGCCTAAAGACACCTGTATGTCATCACGGCGTTGACGTAACTTTTTGTAGAGGTATTCAGCTAGATTTAGTGCGTCCATGAGATCTCCATACTAGGACATTATACAATCCATAGGAGAATACAAGTATTTATCCCAGAGTTTTAGAAAATACCCTGAAATTTTTGGGGTCGAGCTATTTTGCTAAAGCGTTTTGTTACGCCACCACTAGCTTTTGCTTGCGGCTTTCTTTTTGGCAGAGGCTTTCTTTTTAGGAGCCGCTTTCTTTTTGGGGTTCTCAACCCACGCTTCGTTTTCTGGAGTGCTTGGGTCATCTGATATATAATGTCCTTTATCGCTACGAGCACGAACCATTTCTGTAACTACTTCTGGAGTAGTCGTAGCCTCTCTTTTGGCTACTTTCTTTTCTTTTTCAACTTGAGCCATTTTAGCCCTTACACTACTGGTCATTGTCTGACTCCTTTCATTTGCGCGTTGATAGCCGCAATATCCCTTTGTGTTTGAATACGATCTTCTGCGACTCGTGTTTTATCGGCTAAAGCGTCTTGCTGTAGGTTTAGCCTTTCTTGAGCCAAACTAGCGTCAGCCATTTCTTTCTCACGCTCTAGTTCTTGTTTGGCATCAAACTCTGTAGATTTACGTTCCATATCTGCTGCTTTTAGCTGTAGCTCCTGTTGCCTAATTTCAACAAGAGGATCGGCTCCTTCACCCACAGGCTCAACTGTTTGAGTAAATTCCTCAGTAAGTTCTGCAATAATCATTGCAGCTTGACGTTCAATTGCAGGCTGTAGCATCTGCATAGCCTCTGGATTTTGCTGAACCTCTGGCCCTGCCTGTTCCATAACCATTTGCTGTGCTTGTTGTTCTGCCAACATACCAATATGTTCTTGAATATGTCCTTGTAGCGTTGCCATAGCTTGTGGATTTGTTTGAACCACAGGCGTTGCCATAATCGCCAAGTGTGTTTCCATGTGAGCTTTATGATCTTGCTGTGGAAACGCTTGAGGCATACCGCCAGTGATTGCAATCTTATTCTCCATAGCCGCGTTCATTGGCATTGGTTGTGGAGGCGGTGGTAGTATTGAATCAATATTGTTTACACCAAGTGCCTCATACATCTTACGATAAGCTTGATACAATCCTTGTGGCCCACCGTGAATCTGTGGGTTTGATTGCACTAACTGTAACTGTGTTTGTGCAAGCGCAATACGCTGTGCCATAGAAAAGATGTTAGGATCACTTACAGGAAGAACATCAACCCTTGCATCAAAGTCTTGTGCGAATATCTCAGGGCCAACCTCTGTTGATGGCATATATGGATATGCCTGAATAGTTTCAGAAAACACCTTAGATAACAGCTTAAACTCAATTTTTTGCGAATAATGCATGCGTTTATGGATCGCAGACATGACTTTTGTACCACGTTCCATAATAGCCATTGTTGTTCCAACAGGCGTTTCACCGCCCATTTCAGCTATTTTCATGTCTGCCATAGCCGCAAAACGCCGCCCTGCGTCCACGAGAGTGCCTAAAAGGTTATACAATGTACCTGAAGGCTCTTTAAACGGTAAAGGCATCAAGGAAGAGCGTATATCAGAGCCTGCAACGTCTATATCTCTGAACTCTCCAGGCTGTAGGGGGTTGTCTTCATCTCGAATCCTTGCTCCACGAGCCTTAAACCCCGCAGGTAAGTTAGAAAGCGTACCCGCATCAATTAATTGACGTAAAATAGAGGTAGAAGCCTGTGCCAAGCCACCAATCATGTGCGTAAGACCAAGACCATAGAAACCTAACCCTGGAAGGAACTTATAATGCACAAAATAGTCCTTGCGCCGCATCATTGTGTCCATTTCTTCGTAATTTCTACGAATTGATAGGACTTCACCCGTATCTTCCACGATTGTAACGATATATGGCAGTTTTAGGCCGCTAGTAGCGCCATCATTGCCCATGTCTTCAAAGCCTTTGAGGTCTAAATCGGTGTGAACCTCGTATAATGTTAGTTCAACAGACGCATTACTAGGGTGAACACCCTGTATTTCGTTAATTGTCTCCTGAACCTCTGACATTTCTTCGCCACTTGACCCATTGTCGGGCAAATCAACGTCACGATAGAACCCTGCTAACTGAAGCTTCCTTACTTCGTTAGAATCCATCTTAATTACATGCGTAATTCTAGGACATGTGGCTAAATCTGTAGCTCCATAGGGCACAACCAAGTCTTCAGCATGCACAAACTGACTTACGGCACGACCTCTCAGAGGATCAAAATAAACTTTTTTGAATGTTGAACCCACAATCGGAAGATAAAACAACATCTGATCCATTTCTGGGTCATATTCTTCCATCTCATAGGTAATCATGTAGTTCATGTAGTCTTTTACACGTTCAGATTGCTTTACAAGCTGCTCATTCTGTCCTCCAATTACTTGTGTTCTTACAGGACCAGTTGCAGGCAACATTTCACGATAAGCTTGTGCTTGAAATTGTGTAACACTTTCAGCCAAAAGAGGATGAACAACGCCAGAGGAACCCTCAAAAGGCTCAACTCTTTCTTCGTTCTGCATTCCTAAGTAATCTAGACCACGCTTGTATGTATCTTCCCAATCTTGTCTTGATGAGAAATCATCGTCAATGCTCCCAATCAAATCATTTGATATTTGACCAAGATCCCCCTCTTCCATGACTTCTGCTAAATTGGAATCAAAAGCAACTTCAACCGTTGCTTCCATTTCTGTGTATTCTCCAACAATAGCAGAGCCATCGTCAAAGTTAAAAACTCCAGGGTTTTCACCTATCGCATCTCCAACCAACACTTCAGCTTGTTCAAGCATCTGTTGCTCTAAAGCACCACCTGGACCTGCATCTTTTTCAATAGCCATTTTCTTTCCCTTTTAGGTGTTGGAGCGAAAGTCGCTCAACCATCATGGAGCAGTAACACTTTGGGAGCGCCTGCATCAATGGGCAGGGAGATGCCACATTCGATATCCTCCGCCCCAACCTCAATATTCTGTGACTCACAGCAATCAAAGAAAACCTGATTTACACCAGATTTTAGCTTTTCTATATCAACGCTGTAAGTCACATCACTCATTATTTAGTTCCAGAAAAACTAGTGCCACGAAGAGCGGCACCACCGCCACGACACATATTTCCTTTACTCTTTTTACGTTTTTTAACTTTAGCTTCTCCGCCTTCTTCCATCATTCTAAAATCTGCACCTGATATTTTTCCGTCTTTATTTTTATCAAGTTTTACTTGACCGCCAACAAGAGCAGCACCGCCTGCTTCAAAATTTTGCATAGCTAAGTCTTGAGCTGTTCTTCTAGCTGCGTTATTTCCACGCTCAATAGCACCTACATCTGGGCGTATTCTTGGCTTTGGCATTCTTGGCTTTGATGGCATGAT